CGGGTATACAAGTAATAAGGTATCACGTCCGGGTGTACACAGTAAGACAAAGACAAGTAAGTTAAAGTCTAGTAAGAATTACAAGAAGTTAAATAGAGGACAAGGAAGATGAAAACTTTTATTATACTAGTTGTATTACTTACTCTGGTATCATGTAAGAGTAGTAAGTCTAAATGCTCCGCGTATGATTATCACCCTACCGCAAAGAAAAAATAATTTTTTTAGCATACATTAAAAAAATATTTATATTTGTGTATCTCAAAACTTCTCCAATAGTTTTTGATTTTAAACACTTTTTGATTTGACGATCAATAAGCTCCCGGGAAACTTGGAGCTTATTTTTTTTATGCTATCTTTGTATCAAACCAACAAATCAATTATGGAAGAACCAATTGTAGTACTGCAGGTAACACTGCATGACAATGACGGGATTGAGATCCGCATTGGAGGAGGAGATAAGGTAAACCCTCTTATGCTAGTAGGAATACTAGAACAAGTCAAGGTAGGTATATTAGATGACCTACATAATGTAAGGACAGACATCCCAGATACTAACCAAAAATATGACGCATAATGAGTGTAATTAATGTAAATGAAATTCCACTAGATCAGTTTGGTACTCCTGTTAATCAGGGACCAAAGTTTGGAGATCTATTAGTGGGTAGATCATTCAATCCATCAGATGATGTTAGAGTAGATAGAGTAAAGGAGATCTGTTCTGAGTTAGCAGAGATATTAAAAGACTCGTATCAGACTAGTGATAGAAACCCAGTGACCAGTATCATATTTGATCAGGCAGTAGGGTCTATTCTATCAGCACAAATGCTAGTAGTAAAAGTAATAACGTTTAAAAATCCAGAAGATGCAACTACAGGGGAGAAGAGTACTGATTAATGTACCAAAGAAAAAAGAGTCTGTAATAGAACTTACAGCAAAAGATGAAGAGCAGATAATGCAAGAAGCAATGAAGCTCTGGACAAGATTAGAAGTATATGCGGTGGGTGACACTGTAGAAAAGTACAAAGCCGGAGACATAGTTTACTTAACTACAGGATCTTTACAGAATGCAGAAAAGATAGAACTAGAAGACGGAATGAAACTAATGGTAAGTGAAGGAGATATTGCTATTAGATGGTAATAGTAGTATATTTGTAACTACATGTACCGTAACATAAGTTTATAATAGGTAAGAAAGTCCTCAGATAATTGTCTGGGGACTTTGTTTTTATGAAAGTTTTTTGTATATTATAGTATACGATAAAATTAATAATCATGGATATCTTAAATTGGATTTATTTAAAAACACAGGGTCTAGTAAGAACTAAAGCAAATGATGCTAAGACAGACCTAGTAACTCTAGGTGCAGAAGTACCATTCACTACGCGTGGTGACGGATACCAAGCATATGCAATGCCATTAGCTGATTTAACATTAGCTGGTACAACAGAGAACAACACATATGTTGCTCCTATCTTTGTTAACTACCCGTTTATTGTTGAACCTTCAATGGTAAAAGGTACCACTGTATTTGAACAATCAGCAAATTCATTGCTTCCACTAGGAACTAAACTTGAAACATATAAAGTATCAGGAGTTATTGACTTACAAGGTGCATCATCTACAGATGTTATTTACTTAGGAACATTTGATTATACAAATGGTATTTCTTTTGGAGTAAATAAGATTGTAGGATCTGTTGCATTTGATGATACAATTGGAACTATTGAGTCAGCTCTAGCAAATGGTGCATTAGTAATAGATGACAATACATCTAATTGGGTTCCGCTTGACTACATAGTATTTAATGAAGATGCTGGTCCAGGATTCAGAGACTTGTATTTAATATATGATGCAACTACAGCAACTGGAGATATTTCTGCTTATGTAACTTTTGAGTATGAAGTATTATTTATTGAAGGTACAGAAGTAACATTTACAGTTTAATAATAAAAGAAATCATGAACGTAACAACAAAACCAGAAGGATGGGGTACAGCAACACCCGCTCCTAAATTATCAAAAGCAAAAGCTGCAGCAGCAGCAAAAGAATTAGAAAAAGAAAATCCTGCTAAAGCTAGAATTCAAAAGAAACTAGGTGAACTAAAAGCAAGATTTGTAAAATAAAGTTTAAACATTTAAAATTTAAAAGTCATGGCAGATTTTTATCCAATTGTAAGAAAACAAAATGTTACTGACTTGCTTTACACAGCAAGCTTGATTAACAACACAGATTTACAAGAATCAATTGCACTAAGTAATTTAGTTCTTGGAATTGCAGAAGAACGATATACTACTTTAGTAGATATTCAAAGTGCAGTTACTGCTGGAGATATTACTCTTGATACATACATATATGTAGATAGTAATGCATTTGCACCTAGAGAAAGATTTGTAGATACAGCAGGACGTATACTAGAACAATACTAATAACACTTTAAAAAATAGAAAACATGGCAAACACAACAACACAAAATATTACCAGCTTAACTTATAAGATTAACGGTATCAATAACTCTCAAGATAAAATTTCTGATGCAATGACTGCATTGTACCTAGGAATTAGAGGTGTTTATGCAAGTACTGGAGATATTCAAACTGCTCTTAATAATGGAACTATTACTAATGATACATATGTAGCATATGATTATGTTCCAGGTCCAACTGTTAAGGTAGTAGTAGACACAGCAAGAAACATTCTTGAGAGATACGCATAATAATAAAACATAGAAATTATGGCAGAACAAAAAGCACTTTTAACTACAAGAAATCTAACTCTTGTAAGTTATAGACTTGATGAGACTACAAGTTCAGAAGATACTCAAGCAGCTATCCTTACAGATTTGTATACTAGATTTAGAAACACACCTATGTTTAAGTCTTATGATGACCTTAATAAAGCTATTAGCATGGGTGAAGTTGCAGTAGGAACATTTGTTCTTTTTTCAGATTTTAATGAGGAAGTTAAAATTGTAGTAGCTAAAATTAGAGCAACAGGAAAATAAATTATAAAAGATGTTACAAAATATTACTAACTTCTTTAATCTTATCCGTGGGAATAAGATAAAGACAACTCCTGATGGATCAGATTTGATTCCATTAGGAACTAGAGATCCAAGATATGATGGGTTCTATCAACCTACTGGAATTACTGTAGATGATTTTGTAGCATCCCTTCCCGCAGGTGGTGTACAGTCTGTAACTGCTGCACCATCACCGGCTCCTGGTGGAGATGGTATATTTGTAAATAACACAGATCCGCTTAATCCAGTTTTAAGTTTTACAGGAGTACAAGTAGATGGCACAACAATTACAGGAACTGGTGTTTTTTTAGATCCGCTTGTTGCAGCTTATCAAGCACCTGCTGTAGACGGTGTAACTATAACAGGAGATGGTACTCCAGGTAATCCACTTGTAGCAGCAGGAGGCGGAGCTGTTAACTATGCTAATGTATTCTTTGTAGATGTTACTAATGGAGATAACGGCACAGCAGCACAAAATGATTTTACTAAACCGTATTTACAAGTAACTACAGCAGTATATTCTGCAGCAGCTACTTCTCCTACAAGCACAAATAGAGCATTAGTATATGTTAGAAGAGGTGAGTATACATCTGATAATTTTATAGAATTACAAAATTATGTTGATGTTTACTGTGAGCCAGGTGTAGTTTTTGTAGGAACTGTTGTCACAGATAGCGGTGTTTCAGTTATAACAAAGTGGACAGGTAAAGCTAATTTTACAGGAAGTATTTTTGCTTCAAATGAGTTGTTTAGATTAACTGGATCAACATCAAAAGTTTATTTTGAGTTTGATGATTTATTTTCAAACAGAGCAGCCATTGGTATATTTAGTGGTGCATCAGCTACAATAGTAGGTAGAAAAGTATTTGCAGAAACCTTTAATACTTCATTTGGTATAACCTTAAGAGGAAGTGGAACCATTGTAATAAATGTAACAGAAGAAATTGCGGCATGGCATAATGTAATTACTCCTAGAGCATTCTCAGGAAAAGCATATATTACCTGTCCTAGATTATATCTTCATGAAGGTAATTATACTGGTGGAAACTTTAAAGCTGTTGTTCATGTTTATGATAATCTTGGTGGAGAAGTAATAATTAATGGTGACTTAATAGTTAACCCTTTTGCAGGATACTATGGAGGTACATCCAGTGTTATTACAAGATGGACAGATTCTTTTGCTACAGTACGTTTAAATGGTAATATCTACGCTGAAAATCAATTTGGTGTATATGGATTAGGATCAAGTGGAGCATCAAGAACTATTATCAACGGTGATGTAAGATCAAATAACTTATGTGCATATGTTGCTAGTAACTCAAACGTAGTATTTAGAAATGGTACTTTGATGAACTGGAATACTACAACTGGATCTGAAGGATATCCTGTATTTAGTATGGGAGGAAGTGGGAAAGTATGGGTTGAAAATTGTCATATGTACAGTCTTGGTACAGGAGCAACACAGCCTAATATAGCTGCTGTTTGGAAGGACACAACAGCTTCTCAGTTATGTATTAATAATACTGTTCATTCAGGATCAGATGCTATAGGATTCTTTGTAAGGAATTCTGCCCCTGCTCAGCCTGTAAATGATGTTAGAATTATGAACAGCAGATCTACAAAACCAAATGATACAAATATTACAGATTTGCTATCTCCAACAGGATTTGTACAAGATCCTAATATTATAGCAATAGGATTCATCTAAAAAAAATAAAAATATGAGCTTTATAGTACTAATGGGAAACAGCGGTGATGTGATGACAGAAGCTGTTTTTGGAACAACAGAAGATTTTAAACCTTTTTACCTTGATCTTGATCAAGCACCTGCAACACAACAAGAAATCTGTGCAAACTTTTTTGCTCTTGTTGGAGGACATGCTACAGTTACTATTCTTAACTCAGCACATAATTTTCAAGATTGTAACTATATTGTAGTATCAGGAGTAGAAACAGATGTAGTAGATGTAGATTACACATCTTTATCTAATATAAACAAAGGTAAGATAAATGCTTTTGCTAACTTGCTAGTATCAATAGCACAATAACTTTAAATTATGTCAATAGGAAATTTAAAAGATTCAGGAAACCAAGGTAATAACTTCCCATGGCAGTTAAAAATGCTGCTTGGTCAACAATGTGCTTGTGATCAACTTACGCAGATTAACGCCAATACAGATGAGGTAGAATTTTTACTTTCTGCAATACTTACTACACTTCAAGCAAGTACAGAATATGAAGCTAAGTTTGTAGTAGATACTTGTAATGGTGATACAGTATACTTAGAAGTAAGAGTATGGAATCCTGATGATTCAACATGGGGTCCAATTACATACTATCTACCAGGTAGTGCAACACCAGTAGTTCCTCCAGGAGCAGCTACCCCAGGATGTTTAGTATATACAGATCCTTCTGCAGTACTTGCACTTATTTTAGGAGCTATACAGGCAGGTAATCTTATTCTTACTGATATTGAAACAAATACAGGAGATACTGTAACAGAGTTACAAAGCTTACTAGCACTATATACAGCTGGTCAAAGTGCATGCGCAAGTTCACTTTCTGTTACTCTTTGTACTGAACAAGGAACAAGCTTATCTAATATTGAAACCAATACTACAGGACTAGCTACAGAAGTTACATTGCTTAGTGTAGATTCAAATGTTGCACAATTAGTAACTAATACAACATCTGCAAACAGAACTCCAAACTTAATAAGACCTTCAGGAATATTTGGTAATACACCAGTAGGTACATATTCAGTATCTTTTGCAAGTGTAGGAACTGCTAACGCAACGGTAGGTGGTATGATACTTAAGCCAGGAGAAACAGTAAATTTTGATGGTGGAGCTGTGAATAATACTGTAGGGGTTATTGCATATGATACTACTCTAGCAGGAGCAGAGTTAATCATTACATATCTGATATAATGGGTACCATAATATCTACTCCTAGTAATTCTAATCAATCAATATTGGTTAATGATCCAATGTTGGGGGATGCTTTTGGTAGGTTGCGTGTATCAAACCCTTTAACACTATTTGATTCTTCACATAGATACAAAGACAATGGTCTGTGGGCTACATCAACAGCAAGTGGAGGAGCAGCTGTATTTAGTGCAAATGAAGGGTTAGTAAATCTAAATGTAGATACTACAAGTGGATCTCAGGTCCTAAGAGAGACATTTAAAGTAATGTCATATCAACCAGGTAAATCATTACTAGTACTGAATACATTTGTAATGGCTCCTGCTCAAACTAATCTAAGACAGAGAGTAGGATACTTTGGTACACAGAATGGAATATACATTCAGTTAAACAATAGTACTTTAAGCTTTGTAGAAAGAAGTCTAGTCACAGGTGTAGTTACAGAATCAGTAGTTAATCAAGCTTCTTGGAATGCGGACACCTTAGATGGTAATGGTCCATCAGGAGTAACTTTAGATATAACTAAGGCTCAGATATTATTCATGGATATTGAGTGGTTAGGAGAAGGTACTGTAAGATTAGGTTTTGTTATAGACGGTAACTTTATTGTATGCCATAGATTTAATCACGCTAACTTAATTACTTCTACTTATATTACTACAGCTTCATTACCATTAAGATATGAGATAACTAATACAGGAGTAACAGCTAGTGCTAGTACATTAAAACAAGTTTGTTCTACTGCAATATCTGAAGGTGGTTATGAACTTAGGGGTGCTCAACTAGCGGTTGGAACACCTATCACAACACCTAAAACATTTGCTGTAGCTGGAACGTATTATCCAATGGTGGGGATTAGGGTTAAGGCTACTGCATTAGATGCTATAGTTATAACTACAGCAGTATCTTTATTAGGGATAGGTAATGGTAAAAACTATGCATGGAGAATTGTAAATGGGGCTATTATCACAGGAGGTGCATGGGTTTCTGCTGGAGTTGATTCATCTGTTGAATATAATCTTACGGGAGCTTCTGTTTCAGGAGGTAGAATATTAGCACAAGGGTATATAAATTCATCTAATCAAGGTTCTCCTAGTATTAATATATTAAAAGAAGCATTATTTGCTAGTCAACTTGAAAGAAATAGTTTTACGGGGACAGCTTTTGAAATAGTTATTGAAATAGCTATTGATGCTACAGGAGGAACTTTAGGAGCTTATGCTTCAGTAGATTGGGAAGAAATAAGTAGATAAAACATATTAAAATGAGTACAGAAATCAACATAAAGAAGAGAATTGATATTCAAGAAGAAGGAGTATCAATTACACCTGATGTAAATAGTATAAACTTTATAGGAGACGGTGTTACAGCTAGTGCTATTGGAGATGATGTTACAGTAAATATTCCAGGTGGAACGGGTACTATTACTTATTATCTAAATGAAAGTGTAACTCAAACTCCATATAAAGAATTTACTTCTACACTTACAGCTTCAGCAGAGCAAACTATTGTAACTTCTATAGCATCAGGAGCAACAGTAACTATCCAATCATTTCAAACACCATCAGGTGTACCAGGTACTACAAACATCCCTGGAGGAAGATGGGCTTTTTATTTACATTTTTCAGGAACAACAGGAGATTCTTGGGATGTATTTGCTGATGTATACAAAAGAGATCTAGGTGGAATAGAAACATTATTGTTAACAACAGATGCAGTTCCTACATCAACTCTTACAGGAACAGCAGTTATGTTGCTTACTGACGGTGTATTTCCTGCATCTACTGTACTTACTACAGATAGAATTGTAGTTAAAGTTAGAGTAACTAATACAGACTCTACTACTAACTCAATTACTTTTCATACAGAAGGAAATACAAATTACTCAGTAGCTACTACTACACTTAATCAAGTTATACCTACAGGTACAGTAACAAGTGTAACAGGTACAGCTCCAATTGTATCTTCAGGAGGTACAACACCTGCTATTAGTATTCCTCAAGCAACAGCATTAGTAGATGGTTATTTGGATTCTGCAGATTTTGCTTTGTTTAACGGAAAACAAGATCCAATAACATTAACTACACTTACATCATCTGGAGCAGCAACATTTATAGCTAATGTCTTAAATATCCCTAACTATACATTATCAGGTTTAGGTGGAGTTCCAACAACAAGAAATTTAACTATAAACGGTGTAAGTTTTGATTTATCAGCTGATAGATCATGGACTGTAGGAACAGTAACATCTGTTCAATTAGCTGCGGGCACAGGTATTTCATTAGCAGGAACAAATCCTATTACAAGTAGTGGTACAATTACGGTTACTAACTCAGCTCCTGACCAAACAGTAGTACTTAATGCTGGATCAGGGATTGGCGTAACAGGTACTTACCCTAATTTTACTATAAGTAATACTGATCCTACAACAGGAGTAACACTCACTTCTGCAGGTGGAACAGAAACTCTTGTAAATGACGGAACAGGTCCAGCACTTGCAACTAAAGGAATTACAGCAGGAACAGGCATTTCTTTGTCAAGTACTGCAACTGATTTAACAGTTACAAATGCTGCACCCGATCAAGTTGTAACATTAACTGCCGGAACTAATATTGGAATTACGGGAACCTATCCTAATTTTACTATTGATAATACAGCTGTTACACCAAGTGGTAAAATTGGAATTACAGATTCAAATGGAGTGTTTACTTATTACTCTACACTTCCTGCAGCTTGTGCAGCAGCGGTATCAGGACAAACTATCACATTGTTTACTGATGTAACAGAAACTACAGCTACAGTGGCAGCATTACCTAATGGTGTTGACCTTAACTTAAATGGTTATTCTTATATACTAGACGTAGCTGGCCCTACAAATGCTGTTGAAACAACAGGTGGGGGCTCAAGAAATAACATATATAATGGAAAGATTATCCGAAGAAATGTAGGTGGTTCAAGCTTTTTGATAGGTGTATGTCTTAGAAACAGGTGTTCTGCATTAAATATGTATGGTGTTGAGCTGATTAATGAAGATGATTGCACAGCTTTGGTAATTGAAGAAAGTGGTACAGTTAACGGTAGTTGGTCTGCAAGATGTGATGGGGCAAATGCATCAGGTGTTACAGTAGATTCAGGATATAATCCATTTATATACAATGGAACAATTACTAGCCAAGGTGTTGGTGTTTATGTAGAGACAGGTTCTTCAGTTAATATTTATGACAGTTTTATACAGTCTGGTAGTATAGCAATTCAATCTGCACAAGACGTAAGTGTATATAATTCTACTGTATTAGCAAGCTCAAATACAGGAATTGAAATTACTTCAGGAACATTGATAATGGATAGATCATTTGTTTTTGCAAGCTCGGGAGGTGCTATTAGTATATCATCAGGAACAATGAATATTTCATTGTCAAGAATAGGTTCTGTTGGAGCAAATGGTATTTCTTTAGGAACTATAACTGGCAATATAGAGCTAATAGGATCACATATAACTACTTTGAATGGTGCAAATAACTTTGCAATTGAAAATCTACAAGCATACAAAGTAGATATTTCAAATAATTATTTTTACATTCAAGGTACAGGAACTAGAAGAAACCTATCTTTTGCTAATACTTCAGACGCAGGAAATGCTAATATAGATGTTAAAAATAACACTTTAGAGGTAGTGTCAAGTGGCATTGCAGGATCAGCAGGTAACATATATTTTGGAAATTATCTTTCAGGTTCTTATAAAGTTTCAGGAAATGAGCTTAAATGCCAGTCTCCATCTGCGGCTGCAAGATGTATAAGAACAAATGGTTTTCCTCTTACTATGGCTTATGTTAGCAATATTCTTAAGATAACAAATGGTCAAAATCCTATAGACTTAAATATTACTCAGGGCAATGGATTTACTCCTGATTTATACGGAAATATTCAAACAGATTATTAATTAATTAAATCTAAACTATAATGGCTGTTGTTACATTACAAAGAGAAATAGCTGCAGGAACAAAGTATGATACTACTACAGATAGTTCTGCTGATTGGCCTTCAGTAGCTAATAATACATACTTCTATGATAAAACAAATAAGTTAGTTTATTTTAAAAATTCAAGCGGTGTAATAGTAGATTTGTTTTTAGGTGCAACAGCAGTTTTGCCTGCAGATATTCAAGCTGCTGCTTCGGATGAAACTACAAACTTGACTATTGGAACTGCAAAGGTAACTTTCAGAATGCCTCACGCAATGACATTAACAGCAGTTAGAGCTTCACTAACCACAGCACAAACAGCAGGAGCATTGCTTACTGTAGATATTAATCTAAATGGTGTATCTGTGTTAGGTACAAAACTTACATTTGATAATAACGAAAGAACAACTGTAACTGCAGCAACTCCTGCAACTATTGTTACTTCTGCCCTTACAGATGATGGAGAGATTACTGTAGATATAGATGCTGTAGGTACAGCGGGAGCAAGAGGGCTAAAAATAACTTTAATAGGAACTAGAGCATAAGTTATGTCAATGATTATAAATCCATATTTCAGCAATTTAGGAGGCTGTGTAAATGTTCAAGGTTTGAACCTTCAAGTTGGTACTGGCACGACTAATATTTTTCAATATCCTGCTTATGGGTTATTTAATTTTTCTTGGACTTCTATGATTTGGAATGCTGCTGAAATGGCAGGAGCAAAACAAATTACAGGAATAGAGATAGAAATAGGTGGGTATACTGTTCCTTACACATACAACAACCAAACAATTAAATTAGCGCATTTAGCACCCGGAACGACAACATTTGATGCCAATCCAGCCATTAATTGGTCAGATATGCCAGTTTCAGACGTGAGTATTGTAAAAACATTTAACTGGACTATATCAACAAGTGGATGGTTAGTTATTAATTTTGATACGCCTTTTTGTTATAATGGGACAAGCAATTTAATATTAGGATGGGAAAACCGTGATGGAAGTTGGACAAGTGGATTTGGTTCTGCAGAGTCAACCTTAATAACAAATAAAGGGGCTTATGCAAATAATGATCCTGCTTTTCCTACAGGTAATGGAACTAGATTTAGTTATAGAATGAATATACGTTTTAAATATTAAATATGGCAGTAGATAGAAATGCTTTAGTGCAAGAACTAGAACAATACGGGAATGTTGTATTTTGCGATATTAATAATATAATATCTTATGTTGTTGTAATGTCAGATTGGACTTCAGACCAAGCTACATTTGAGGCAATTGCAAATATTTACATTATTCCTTATTTTCCTTATTTATACAATTTTACATTGCAAGACGGAACAATAAAAGCACAATACAATTCAGTAGAATTTAACTCTTAATTATGAAAACACTTAAAGACAGATGGAGTGCTAAGACTCCAACATTTTGGAAGAAAGTACAACGTGTAGGATTAGTAGCAGGCGCATTGGGTGCAGCTCTTATTGCAGCTCCTATAGCTTTACCTGCAGCTTTAGTTGCTGCTAGTGGATACTTAGTAGCAGTAGGAGGAGTGACCGCAGCATTATCTCAGCTTACGGTTGATGACAAAAAAGAACTAGAAGATTAGGATAAGTACGTATTTTTACTTATATTATACTTATAATATTTGTAACTCATGGAATTAACAATAACTCTTTTTGCAGCAGGTACCATACTTGCACTCATCGGCTTCTTCTTAAGAACAGCATATAATAACATTATATCAGATCTTAAGGAGCTGAAAGATGATAGTCATCGTCACATTGAAGAACAAGGTAAGCTCAAAGGAAAGATTGAGTTATTGGAACAAGAGCATAGATTGAAATATCAGCTTATCCAAGAAACAACTCAACAAGAAATTAAAACCATGGCTAGTAAAATAGGTGACCTATCTGATATGGTAGGTGAACTAGTCAAGGTTCAACTGAAAGTAAAATAATATGTTAACTACAGCACAAGCAACAGCTAAATACGGCAAGCCAACAGAAACAGGAGCCGGCTATTTAACTACAATTATATGTCCTTATCCATTGCGTATAGCATGGGATACTGATACTACAACAAGTAGAGTAAGATGTCATAAAGATATAGCTGACAACCTTCTTGCTGTATTTAATGATCTTCTTTCTCACTATGGGTCAGCAAGAATAAAAGAACTTGGGATTGATCTTTTTGGTGGTTGTTTTAATTACCGCAAAATGCGTGGAGGAGCTTCATGGAGTAAACATGCTTGGGGAATAGCAATAGATCTTGATCCTGCTAGAAATACACTAAAAGAAACAAAACGTACTGCACGTTTTGCTAGACCAGAATACAAGCCTATGATAGATATATTCTACAAACATGGGTTTATTTCTTTGGGAGTAGAAAAAGATTATGACTGGATGCACTTTGAAATAAAAGAATAGTATGAAGTTTAGAAATAGTTGGGCAGCAAAAAACAAACTTTGGGACAAGTTTGCTATTAGATTTAGATTAGGTGCAATTGATTTCTTTATTATAGAAGTAGACATATCAAGAGAGTTCTATATGTTTACTCTTCTAAACTTTACAATTAAAAACCGCTAACCGCTCTACTAACACTTTAACCCAACTAGTCTAACTGGTTGGGTTTTTTACTTTTAAATATATCAAGTTTAAACTTTTATTGTATATTTGCTAAAACCAATACAGTAATTATGGAAAGTAAAGTAGAAGAGCAAGAGCTCACACATGAAGAATTGCAAGCAAGAAAAGAAGAAATGTTGCAGTTCTACACAGAATCAATTCCTTATTTGAATGCTCAATTTCAACATGAGGAACTTTTAATGAAGATTGACAAAGCTCGTTTTGAAAGAGCACAGTATCAACTTCAGTATGCAATGATGATGAATCCACCACAGGAGTCTGAGTCACCAGAAGAGTTGCGTGAAGAAATATCTAAAGAGAGAAAGCTTAAAAAATCCTAGTCATGGCTTTAGTAAATCAAGTACAGAAGCGTGTGCGTATGCCTAAGTGGGAAGTAGTAAAGTTTCAGATACTAACTCATTGCTATATTAACCGTATAGCAGTGAGTGAATCTGATCTTAACTGTCTTACCTTACTTAGCTTCAATCAGCCAATAGAGCTGACACACTTTTGTTATGATGCTTCAGCAGAAGAAGATTGGATCTTTAAAACACCACAGACTGTACGTAACTGTATTAACAAAGCAGAAAAGAATAATCTTGTTGTAAAAGATGGAAGTAACAAGAAAGTTATTATGCTTAATCCAGCTTTACAAATACAGACTGAAGGAACAGTATTGCTTGACTATAAATTCTTAGGAAATGATACCCAAGAAACCGCAGGTAATAATTAAGCAAGTAGCAGAAGAACTAGATCTTCCTCAGTCATTAGTAGATGATATTGTAAGTTTTTATTATAAAGAAGTAAGAAGATGCCTTTCAAGTTTAGAAGAACCAAGAATAAACTTACCAGGTTTAGGACACTTTTTAATTAAACAACGTGCAGTAAATGTCCAGATAAAAAAACATGAAGGAGCGTTGAAGCAATATAACAGAGATACATTTAAAAATTATCACAACTTAAAATTGGTAGAACAAAGACTTGAGAAACTTTACAATGCTAAAAAGAATATAGTAGAGTTTTTAGAGGAAAAAAAGAAATTCAAAGATGGCAGGTAAAATAAAGGATCTATGGAAGAATAGAAAACAAATTATGGAGGGAATTAAGAACTCTGTAATCCGTGATGAGTTTGTAGAAGAGATAGCTTCTTATAGAATGGACATATGTACTTCATGTGTGCGTAAGGATGTTGATGGTAAACATTGTTTAGTACCAGGAACTGCTCCATGTTGTAATTTATGTGGATGTTCTCTTCAGTTTAAAACAAGATCATTATCATCTTCATGCCCAGATTATAGATGGTTCTCTTTAATATCAGAAGAAGATGAAGATAAACTAGATGCACTATGAGTATAGTATTTAATGCTGCTGATCATAGCTATAAAAGCATTGAGGTAGATGACATAAAATGGATAAGTGTTACGTCACTTGTTTCCAACTTCAAGAAACCATTTGATGCTAAAGCTGTAGCAGCTAAAGTAACAAACTCTAAAAGATCTAAGTGGTACGGCATTGCACCTGAAAAGATTTTAGAGATATGGGATAATGAAGCAAACCGTGCCACTACCCTTGGTACTTACTACCATAATCAAAGAGAGTATGATTTATGCTCTCTTGCTTCTTTAGAAAGAGAAGGTATAACTATTCCTATTGTACCTCCTGTAGCTGAGATAGAAGGATTAAAACAGGCACCTGTACAAAGACTAGATCCAGGAGTATATCCTGAGCACATGGTGTTTTTAAAGTCTGCAGGAATATGCGGACAGTCTGACCTTGTAGAAGTAGTTAATGATCATGTAAACATTACAGACTATAAGACTAACAAAGAGATTAAGACTGAGTCTTATGTAAACTGGGAAGGAATATCTGAGAAACTGCTCTTTCCTGTAAACAATCTAGATGACTGTCATTTTAATCACTATGCATTACAGTTGAGTATTTATATGTATATTATACTCAAACATAATCCAAAGTTAAAACCGGGCAAGATGTTTATACATCATGTATTGTTTGAAACTGAGGGAGAAGATGATTATGGATATCCAATTGTAAAGTATACTTCAGAAGGTGATCCTGTAGTTAAAGAAGTTGTACCAATTGAAATACCATATTTAAAAGATGAGGTAATCAGCATCATTAACTGGTTACATGAAAACCGAGACCAAATAAAAAAGAAATGATAGCTAAACTATTTGATTTGCAAAACGGCATAGTTGTTCCAACAGAACACTGCTATACACTTAAATCACTAAAAGATATAATGGATAATTATCCTGAAGACTATCTTAAAATTTACTTGTATTTGTTTTACATGACCTGTCCTAACCCGGACATGAATCCTTTCTTCAATGTCCCACATATGGATAAAGAAGATATAGTATTAAATGAAATAGAAGCAACCTTCTCTACAGAAGATGATGATATAGTAACTGCACTTAGATTCTGTCAAAGAATGTATGAAACTCCTACCTCCCGCGCGTATGAGGGTATGCAGAAAGCACTAGATAGAATATCAAGATACTTATCTACTACTCAGATTACTGATGGTAAAGATGGTAACATAGCTCAAATTAGAGCAATTGCTAAAGATTTTGATGCAATCAGACAATCTTTCAAAGGAGTATACAAAGACCTTCAGGAAGAACAACAAAGCAAAGTACGTGGTGGTCAAGGTCTAGCATATGATATGTAATGGAAGCATTCTGGGAAAACATACCTACTTGGGATAACGGAGTCTGGACAACTACTAGTTTTGCTACTAGAGAAGACTTAAGAATATTCTTACTTACTATATTCAAAGAACCTGGTCAGTATAATTTTAATGAAGACTCTAATAAGATCTTTAATGAACAGGCTCAGATCTTTAAAGCAAGTAAGGTATATTGTACAGCACCATTCAGATCTAAAGACTTTATCAAGTATTGGGATGACCAAAAGACTAAGTGTAGAAATGGTGTATTAGTTAAGTCAGGAAAAGAAACTTGGTATCTTGCCCGAGAATATTATATGTGGCTTAACTTCTTGCCTATCTTCAACAAGGAGATACAAGCATTTGGATTTGCTGATATCCGTGATGCACAGTATCACATGGCTCTATATGAGCAACTAGCAGAGTTACACTATAAACATGCAGCTATACTCAAGAAACGTCAGATAGCTTCTTCTTACTACCATGCAGGTAAACTAATAAATCAGCAATGGTTTGAGGCCGGTGTTACTCTTAAGATGGGGGCATCTCTTAAGGATTACATTAATGAGAAAGGTACATGGAAATTTTTATCTGAATATGCAGCATTCTTAAATGAGCATACAGCATGGTACCGTCCTATGTCACCAGATAAAGTCATGATGTGGCAACAGAAGATTGAGGTAAGAAAAGGAGATAGAAAAGCTGAAGTAGGTCTTAAAGGTACAATACAAGGTATGTCCTTTGAAAAAGATCCTACTAATGGTGTCGGTGGACCAGTTAAATATTTCTTTCATGAGGAAGCAGGGATTGCTCCTAAGATGGATACTACCTTTGGATATATCAAGCCTGCGCTTAAATCAGGTATGATTACTACAGGTATGTTTATAGCTGCAGGATCTGTGGGTGACTTAGATCAGTGTGAGCCACTGAAAGAAATGATTCTTAACCCAGAGGCTAATGAGATATACGCAGTAGACACTAATCTTATAGATAAAGATGGTACTATTGGTATGTCAGGATTATTTATTCCTGAACAATGGTCTATGCCGCCTTATATAGATGACTATGGTAATTCACTTATAGAAGAATCTTTAGAAGCCCTTGATAAGTATTTTGAGGAATGCAAAAAGAAGATGTCTCCAGAAGCATATCAGCTTGAGGTATCGCAGCATCCAAGAAATATTGAGGAGGCGTTTGCACATAGAAAAGTATCTATATTCCCTCAGCATCTTGTTAATGCTCAGTTAAGAAGAATAGAAGAAAAAGAATACTCATATGAATTCTTAGATATACGTAGAGATGCAGAAGGAAAAGTTACAGTAAAAGAAACTAATAAACTTCCTATATCAGAGTTTCCTATATCTAAGAAAACAGAAGATAAGACAGGAACATTAGTAGTATGGGAAAGACCTGTTAGTAATCCTGAATTTGCTGTAACATACTATGCATCTATTGACCCTGTCTCAGAAGGTAAGACAACTACCTCAGAATCACTATGTTCTATCTATGTAATGAAAGCTCCGGTTGAAGTAACAAAGGTTACTATGGGTGAGACTGAGACATTTATAGAACAAGACAAAATAGTAGCAGCCTGGTGTGGTAGATTTGATGATATCAAAAAAACACATGAGAGACTAGAAATGATAATAGAATGGTATAATGCATGGACAGTAATAGAGAATAACATCTCTTTGTTTATTCAGTATATGATTTCTAGAAAGAAGCAAAAGTATTTAGTACCAAGAACACAGATTATGTTCTTAAAGGACCTAGGCGCTAATGCTAATGTATTCCAGGAATATGGTTGGAAAAATACAGGTGTATTGTTTAAGCAACATCTCTTAAGTTATGTTATAGAATATACAAGAGAGGAATTAGATGTAGCAACAAAAGAAGACGGTACTATTGTAAAGACAAACTATGGTATAGAACGTATTCCAGATCCAATGTTGCTTAAGGAAATGAAAGCATATCAGGAAGGACTCAATGTTGACCGCTTGGTATCCTTTGCAGCATTAGTAGCATTCATGCGTATTCAGCAGGCTAACAGAGGTTACGCAAAAAGAATGGTTATGGATGATGCCTCTAAAAACTTGCAAAAGTCAGAAAATTTGTATAAATTAAATAACAGCCCTTTCCGTCATTTAGGTAAAGGGTCAAGAGGTGGTGGCCCAGGATTTAAAAGATCACCATTTAAAAACTTTAAATAAAAGCTATGCAGGTATATAACGCAATGCAGCTCAAAGGTGGAGCTAAAGTGAAACATAATAGAATGGGTAGTATCACCCAGCCACTTCAGTTTTTACCTAAAGCAGAAAAAGATCAAGAGTGGGCAGCATGGAACTTAGACTGGTTAGAATGGAATGGTCTTAAGCAAATCCGTAAAAATGCCCGTAGACTTATGAAGAACTATAAACTTGCTAAAGGTATTATAGATAAGTCAGATTATATTATTGAAGAGGATAATGAGTATAGGGATATAGTAGAGACACTTACAAAAGAAGATTACTCAGCATTAGAGCTTAAATTCTATCCAATCATCCCAAATGTAATTAATGTTCTTGTAGCTGAGTTTGCTAAGAGATCAACTAAACTTACATACCGTGCAGTAGATGAGTTCTCCTATAATGAAATGATGGAGAAAAAACGTGCAGATGTTGAGGAAGTACTCATGGGTGATGCACAAATGAAAATCATTGCTGCATTACTTGAGCAAGGATTAGATCCTAACTCTCCTGAAGCACAACAAGAACTTGATCCAGCTAAACTTAAAACTCTGCCTGAAGTAGAAATGTTCTATAAGAAAGATTATAGATCAATGATAGAACAGTGGGCTTCTCATCAACATAAAGTAGATGTTGAAAGATTTAAGATGGATGAACTAGAAGAGCGTGGTTTCCGTGACTCTCTAATTACTGACCGTGAGTTCTGGCATTTCCAAATGATGGAAGATGATTACAATGTAGAACTTTGGAATCCGGTATTATCATTCTATCATAAATCTCCAGACGCAAGATATATCTCTCAAGCTAATTGGGTAGGTAAAACAGATATGTTTACTGTAGCTGATGTTATTGACCGTTATGGATATCTAATGACTACAGAACAATTGGAGGCTTTAGAAGCCATCTATCCTATCAGATCTGCAGGTTATAATATTGGTGGACAGCAGAATGA